GGGCCGGGAACGGCGGTACTTACCCAGCTGAAAAACACTATGGGGTATCCGCGTATCTGGCGACCACGCAATCCCATCGGCGTAAAGACGCATCTTGACCAGACGCTTGGTTGGAATACGACCAGTGCGACTCGGCCCATGATGCTGAGCGCGCTTCAAGCTGCCATTCGTGATGAGCCGCACCGCATTAAGAGCGAAGCGCTTATTGATGAGATCCGTACGTTTGTGTTTCGGGATCGGAATGGCAGAGAGCCGCGCCCAGAGGCGGACGAAGGTTGCCACGACGATCTTGTGATGGCTATGGGTGGTGCGCAAGCTGTGTGGCAGCAAGAATGTACGACTCCTATTCGCCTTGCTGAGCGTAAGAAGCCTGAGCCGCAGGCTAATCTTCAGAAGCGCGCGCCACGATTTGTAATTGGTCGCGGATGATTACAAGTTGCGGCTTGTATTTTTTGCGCTAATTACAAGATGCGACTTGTTGGGGCGGCTAGGAGAATCCGCGAGTGAGCGGGATGGGTTGGTATCTCCTAGCCGCTCGCGCACCGTAGCATGTATGATTCTCGTATGAGTGCAAAGTACGAGAAGCTTGTGAAGTCGCTGAGGGCAAAGGGCGCTGATGATCCTCGCGCGCTTGCGGCTAGCATTGGTCGTAAGAAGCTTGGTAAGGAAGAGTTCCAGCGTCGCGCAGCGGCCGGAAGGAGCGCGAAGTAATGGACGCGCTCGACAAGCTCAAGAAGAAGAACGCCCCACAGGTAAGCATTGCGCTAATGCGCATGAAGCCCATGTCGCGCAAAGAAGCAGTGACGGACTCCATGTCGTATCGCGACGACGAAGGCGACATGGAAGAAAACAAGGAAATGATGGAAGATAAGGAAATGGTGGAAGACAAGGAAGAGTACGGTTCCGAGTCTTGCCCGAAGTGTGCTGAGTATCAGATGCTCATCGGCGAAGCGCTTGCTATGTACATGCGAAACAAGGACAAGGAGGAAGCATCAGACTCCGAGGTGGAGTAGGTGCTACACTAATTCTTATGAGCGTACCTCCGAACATGATGGGCGCAGGCCTGATGATTCCGCCGCCCCCGATGGGCGCACCGATGGGAGCGCCTATGGGCGCGCCGATGGCACCAGGAGCGCCGGTTCCCCCGGCTGTTGCTGCTCTTCCGGGTATGGCTGAGCTTGCTCAGGCGCAGACGATGCAGATGGCGGATCAGCAGCGCCAGATGCAGATGATGCAGGAAGAGATGCAGAAGCAGATCATGATGCTTATTTCGTCGCTTCCTACGCCGAATCCGGCTGGTGAGGCTGCTGTGTCTACGCCGATGACTCCGATGATGAGTGGTGCTGGTGCTGGCATGGGTGGTTCTGCCGCTCCGATGGGTGATGCTGACATGGGAACCCCAACGGGTGCCTACTAATAATTTTCAGAGTCGAGACGCGGCGCTTCCGTCTTACACTCGCGCCGTTACGATTACGCCAAATAATTCTACTGATCTTGTTGAGACGACGCGCGCAATTATTGTTGACCACGCCACGCTTCAGCACGCAATGGTCAGCGTTATCCTTTCAGGTGACACCGCTGCCGTGACAATTCCTATTCGTACTGGCGTTATTACGCCTATCCGCGCTACTCGGATTCGTGTTACTGGTACTGACGCAACTACTGTTGTCGCTCTCTACTGATAGACTCTAAGAATGCCTTACGTTGTACCAACAACAGTCGTAGCAGCATCCAGAGGCTTCGCAACAGACTACAACGTCATCGTTAATGATGTCATTGACCACGAGACACGCATTGTTGCGGTAGAGGCTATTGCTGCTGCGGTGCCGTACGCGAATCTCGCTTCTGACGTAAAGAACTTTACAATCAGCACGCCAACGTTCACAACAAACGTGTACACGCCAGTCCTAACGGACGCAGACAACAAGCTCCTTCTCCTTACAAACGGAGCAACCGCAGGCTCGTTTACTGTTCCGCTTAACTCAAGCGTCGCGTTTGCCATTGGGTGCCAGCTAAACCTAGTCCAGACTGGCACGGGACAGATTACCGTTAATCGAGCAACAAGCGGCGTAACAATCAACGGCTCCACAACTGTGAACTATTTGTTTTCGCAGCAATACGCAATGATTAGCCTTGTAAAGACGGCTGCTGACAATTGGGTACTAACCGGCGACTTTGCGTAATGCCGTACGTTGCCCCGACAACCGTAACTCCAGGCGTACCTATTGCGTCTGCGCTTCATAACCTGCTTGGCACGGACATTGTTGACCACGAGTCGCGCATCGGTACAACTACAACGACGCTGACTAGTTTGCCGTACGCAAATCTAGCGTCTAGTGCAAAGAATTACGCGATTCTAAATTATTCGGACGCTCGCGACGTTGTAAGTTCTGATGCTAACAATAAGATCCTTGTTAGCGGATCAACTAATTGTGGGATTTATGGTGCTAGCGATGTGCTTGTCGAAGGTCAGACCGTTAATCTTTTTCGTGGCGGAACCGGATCTTTTTTTGTGAGAGCACCTTATTTTGGGACTTCAATTAATGGAACATCTAATGTTTATTATTTGAATCCGTATGGGTTTGCGCAGCTTATTTGTATTGGCAAAGGCTTGTTTATTCTTGTGGGTGCCTATGTTTAATCGAAGCTTTTTGAGGCGAAGAAAACTTAGCAACACTCCCCAAGCGTTGTTGCAATACTCGTCTGCTAGTACCGGAGATCAATTTGGTCGTTCGGTTGCGTTGTCAAGCGACGGAACAACCGCTATATGCGGAGTTCCATATGACGATCCTAATTCTATTGGCTCAAACACTGGAAGTGCTGTTGTTTTTATTTGTAGCAACAAAACATGGACTCAGCAAGCAATTCTATCGCCTACTGGCTATGCCCCCTTTGATGAAACCGGCACTTCGGTTGCGATTTCAAGCGATGGGAATACTGCAATTATTGGAAGACCCGGTGGGTCCATTATAGGAAACGCTATAGTATTTACTCGTTCTGGCGCTACTTGGACACAGCAACAAATTATTAGTCAAACGGGTGGTACCCCGGGTAATAAGTTTGGTTTTTCAGTTGCGTTGTCAAGTGATGGGAATACGGCAATTGTTGGCGCGTACTCAGCTAATTCACAACAAGGAAACGCTACAATATTTACTCGCTCTGGTATTACTTGGACGCAGCAACAAACTATTACTCAAACTGGTGGCGCAGCAAACGATTTGTTTGGCGTTTCGGTTGCGTTGTCAAGCGATGGGAATACGGCAATTGTTGGCGCGTATTTCGACGATGTTGGAGCGAACGTAGACCAAGGAAGCGCAACAATATTTACCCGTTCTGGAGCTACATGGACACAGCAGCAAACTATTACTCAAACTGGTGGCGCTGCTAATGATGGGTTTGGTTGGGCGGTTGCGTTGTCAAGCGACGGTAATACGGCAATTGTTACAACGTATTTCATTAATTCTTTCCAGGGAAACGCAACAATTTTTACACGATCCGGTGGCGTTTGGACGCAGCAACAAACTATTACCAAATCTAACGGCGCTGCCAATGACCAGTTTGGGTGGTCGGTTACTTTATCGGGCGACGGAAATACCGCAATTTTGGGCGCGCGCCTTTCTAATTCTGTTGCGGGTAGCACAACGGGTAGCGCAACGGTTTTTACGCGCCTTAATAGCGTTTGGACACAGCAACAAGTTATTAGTCGAACAAACGGCGCAACAGGCGATAGGCTTGGTTCGGCGGTTGCGTTGTCAACTGATGGCAACACGGCAATTGCTGGCGCATCTGGTATTAAGACCCCATTTACTAGTTGTGGTGGCGCTATTGTTTTCTATAATCACTAAACACGAACTGGTACACTCACACCAATGCCATACACCCGACCATACGCCAGCGGCTTCGTAGACTATCCGCTCACCACCACACCAATCAACAGCACTGCGCTCAACACTATTGATGTTGGCGTAAAGACAGCTAACGATACTGTGGATGCGTTTACTGGCGCGTGGACGGCGTACACTCCGACGCTGACTAATACAACTGCGCCTATTACGGTTGCTCGTTACGTGAAGATTGGCAAGACAGT